TGTAAAAGTTTTCATCCGCATAAATCATCCGTACATGCCCCCTTTCTTATGCTGGCAAATATACGGAAAACGGGCAACGCTTGGTCTTATCCTTCTCCAAACTATTAATCGGATTCGGAATCTCCCAGCCAAGACGCATCACCGCACGCATGGCTACCATATCGTTCTGCATCAGGTTATAGATAATCTCCCCGGTTGCCGGATCCTGAATGATACCCTGATCGAACATCTTAAAAGTGATGTCCTGGCGGATTGCATACACCAGCTGCGAGAAATCGCCGGAAATCATCCTGGCTTTTGTTGCATCAAATGCACCGTTTCGCGGGAACATCATGCTGTTTCCGTCAAGCGAGTACTGCGTTGATCCCTGAATATCCGATTTGAACAACGGACGGCTATTCCCGTCTACCAGTTCCCTGAGTTCGGCACGCATCGAAATATCAGCGATATGGCCAGTCGGCATGTATCCGGATTTTTCAATCTTTGCAATCACGCCGCCGGTACCCATGATGTCTTTATACATGTCTCCGGTCGTGGCGACCGTGGCTCCTGCCGTTGTTGCGGTAGTTACGACACCGTCCCTCCAGTTGGACGGTTTATCCACATCAAACATGATTGCCCCGTCAATAACCTTGCCAAAGGCCTCAACCAGTCTCGGTCTGACCTCGCCCCAGATATCGTAATCAGCATCATCAAGAACAGCCTCCGGAATCGGTACGATGACAGCAATCTCCTCTGCATAAATACGTTTCTTATCCCACATCATTTTCGTGGTCTGCTTAGTGCCGGTATCACCATTGACGAAGTAGGCGACCGGCAGCATGTCGAGCACCGGCATTACCGTTCGATTAGAGGCCATGTTCGGCAGCCTGCGGCCCACGGAAAGGACCGTAGAGTCTTCCGTCACCCCCTGGATGATCTCCCGGCTGATCTGCTCCGGGATAAGCGCATCGGCTCCGGAACGGTCAATGATGTCGTCCGCTCCGAACTGCTGGAGGTTGATGAGTTTCTTTCTCATAAATTCCTCACTTTCTTCCGAATGAATTTCGGATCATGTTGTTAATTGTTTCATTTTTGGTTGCATCTGGTGCGGATCCGCCCGTACTGGTACTGGTCGCTACGCGGTAAGTGCCACCCTCTTTGTATTTCGGATTGCTCTTTAAAAACTGGTCAACGGCCTGCTCAAAAGTCACTTTGTCTGTTATCAGCTTTTCAGCCTTAAACAGGACATAGTCCATATCCTCTGTGCGTACCTGCTTTTTAGCGAGCAGCTTCTCATTCTCCGTCCTTTGCAGCTTCGCGTTTGCTTCGTCCAGATCCTTTTGCAGTTTATTTGAGTCTGGCCGGGCTGCAGCCTTTTGCGCCTTATAATCCGCCATTGCCTGATTCACCTCGGCTTCACTCATCCCCTGCTGCTGGAAAAATGACTTTAAGGCGGCTTTTTCCGCCCGATCCGCCCTTGCGGTCGCAATCTCTTCGGCCTGCTGATAGGTATAGGACGCACCCTGTCCATTTGTTCCATTGTTCCCCGATCCATTACTTCCGGCATTTCCGCCCGGATTTCCAGAGCCGCTGTCGCCGCCGTCTGCGAACAGCTGTAAATTAAACTTCTTCATTTTCTACCTCCGTTTTTAAGTACGTAAACTTATTCCGGTGCTTTTTCTGTCATCACGTTTTGGACATAAAAAAGGCATGCTGTTATCCACGGCACACCGATAAATAATTCCCGTATGATTCCTGTAATTCCGTTAATGCAATCTCTAATCCTGCAAGCAGAATCTGTGTGGTATGATCAGGACTGCGTATCCGGAATTGCAGTTCACCGTCCAGGCTGCGGGCTTCCTCTGTCAGGCACTCCGTCAGACTGCCGATTGCTGAAATAGTTCCCTGTGTCAGCGCGGAAACGGCAGCACAGACAATATCCTGACCGATCGGAGCATACCCCGCATGACCGGAAGCGGTAAAACCGGTACAATTTCCTTCATGGCTCGTAAAAGAAATCTTTATCATGAGTTTCCTTTCTGTTGCGATGTCGCAACTTTGGCATAATAAAAGCACCTGATCACTCAGATGCCTCCATAACTTCCATTATTCTCTTACGATACTTAATTTCAAGGTCTCTGTATCGCCCGCCGCCGCCATCCAGAACCTCCCTTCCCCCAGGGAGTTCCGTCAACTTTTCAATCTCTGCGATCCATTCCCGTTTGATTTCTTCAATCTTTGTTTGCTGTGTTTCAGTCAAACTTCTTTCTGACATATTTAACATAACCTCTCTATCAAGTATCTCAAACACCTTAGGCTGCACATCAAAGCCAGCTCCGGAAATTTCCGCTTCTAACAATTCATTTCTTTTTGCTTCCACAGTGGGACATATTTTCCTTCCCTTACCAGATGAAAGTTCTTCGCATAATATTCCCTTTCAATATCATACTCTTCCGGGGTCATATCATCCCGCCAAAAGGGTACTTCTTTCAACGTGTAAGAGGCCCAGTCCTTATTTCCTTCCATCGTACTCAATCAATTTACCGCCTTTCGTATAGTCTCTAAGCAGATTATCCACGATTAACAGTTCTCGCTGCAATGAGCGTTCTGCTGATGTTATTTTACCATCTCTGTGCGCTTTGTTCAACACATCAATTTCTTTTTGGTATAAGTCATCATACCAGGTGGTGTTTGGTACAGTAGCTCCTTTTTCAGCTATGTACTTCACGCCATCATTTCTGGCCGCTACCATCATGGATATTTCTGGCGTTCTCAATAAGGTTCTTATGTCTGGTTCAGAGAATGAGCTATCGACATTATGATTGTGAACAAAAGCAAATGTTTCCCCTGGATACTTTTTCAAGAACTTCCAGAAATCATAACCAACCTCACCGGGCTGACCATTCGTTTCGTAGTAAGTTACAGACCCGCTCTTTAAGTCTACAAGGTGCATGTGCTCATTACCATCTTGTGTCCCCTTTATTGCAACGCTTTCAATCGCCTTTGATAATCCCCGATTCACTTCATCCGAATGTCCCGGAAGCTTTACCGTATAATCGTTATTGGGATTATATTCTACTTTAGTATTTGTATTCCGTATAGCCTCCGCTGCTGCTGGTTGTACTTTCGGAATCGTCAGCCGCTCCCGCTGCTGTCGCAATCCCATTTCTTTGGAGAAATCCACATAGGTCTTGTTGGTGAGGCTTAACCGGCTTTTGGCAGCTATGATATCATCCTTATCGGCCCCGGCCTTCTCCAGAAGCTGTATATCCTGCTTCTGCTTTCGTATGGTCCGTTCCAGCTTGCGCTGGTATTGCAGTGCACCGTAGGTATCATATTTCTTTCCCCTGAAGGTCTTTTTCTCATTCTCTTTCCGGTTCTGCTCCTCCAGCCATTCGTCGGTGTATTTCCGCTTCGATATTCCGGGAATGAACGGGAACCGGATATGGTAGCAGTTGATTCCTGCAAAGCCTAACATTTCTCCCAGGCCACAGACCTCTTTCATACCCTTCCCATCATATTCTTTGCCTTGCCAGCTCTGATGGTTGCGATAGCCGGTGCCGGTGTTCCTGGCTCCCATGTGCCAGTCTACTTCCCAGTGGTCCGTTCCCAGTTGTTCGGCATTGTGTTCGTTGACCTTGTCAACCATCTGGGCAACGCCTGTCATCACCGCCCGGCGGGCAGCAACCTCTATGCGGTCAGATTTACCGGATGCGTAATCAACCACCCGCAGGCCGCTGTTGGTCATCTCCTGGATCACTTCGTTGATTGCCTGGCTGTAGGTATGCGTGCCTGACGCAATTCCCATCATGGATTTATCAAGGCTGCGCTCCAGATACTCTGACAATGGCGTAAATACCCGCTTTTTGCCCAGCATGACATTGAAGCCGGTTGTCTGGGTAATGTTCTCCATCGGCCGCAGGCTGTCTTTGGTCTGCTGCTTCACAGCGCCTACAACCTGCTGCAGCCACGGGTTTTCCTTGTAGGGTACATAATCCCTGCCTGCGGCATCATAAAGTTCTTTATGCCGTGCATAGTCCGATTCTACCGCCCGATTATAGATATCATCTATCTGCAGTTCACTGTCCTTTAAGGCGTCTTCTATCATTTTGCGGATCCGGCTCCTGCTGGTTCCGATTTTTGCCAGCCGGGACAGCTTCCAGTCGATCAGCGGTGTAATCTCCGCCACATTCC